CATCAGGTTCAGATAACCACTCTACCATTTCTTCGTAGGAGGTAGTGTACTTGAAGGTCTCACCATCCTCAGTGTAGCAAAGGTTGTGTAGCTTCTCTGCCTTATGGTTAAGTCCTACTCCTTCGGTATCAAATACTCTGATCTTCATAGTTATTCATCCTCTTGTTCATCCCGTAGACCTTCTACATAAGCCTTATACTCTGTAGGTGTAGAGAAGTACTTGAGCATACGATAGGCTGCTGCACTCTCTAAGGCTTTGTTATCTGGCGTCTCATAGACATCAAACTCAGGGTTCATATTATCCTCGATGATCTCTTTCATCCCCTCGCGTACTACCTTACTACAGTACTGATAGTAGAGGTTGTTACCAAGGAGCAACTTAAGGTATTTGTCTACAAGCTGTAGGGAAGTCTCATCTGATTTATCTATTGCAGCAATAGCCATCTCAAGAATATCAGTCTCTAGTGGTTTGGTCTTAACGTCCATCAGTAAAATCCTCCAAAGTCATGGTTACATCAAGGTCTGCTACCCAGTGTTCTCTACCAGTTTCATTCTCAAGCAACTCTGCAATCTCGCAGGCTACCTCACGATCTACACAAGTAGCGTCAGGGTCATTACCTAACGAGTAGACTACATAAATCTTATCAAAAGTCATTAGTGTTCTCCGTCTTAGGTTCTCGTGGTCCCAATCGCTCAGTGACCATGTCTGTCTCTACATCATAGGTAAGCATACCTGCTGGTCCTGTCAAGGCATAAGGACGATTCTTTGTGATCTCAAGGTAAGTCGTGTTACGCTCTTGAATGTCATCAGACTTCTTGTCACGGCTCATCTCAATCAACACGATAGCTTCCTCTTCGATACTTGAAGCGTATTTAGTGCGTCCATCAGAGTTGACGTGACTAATACAAATAATGCCCACATTACGACGCTTGGCTAGTTCTGTAAGTTTTACCCCTAGTTCAGTCAAGGCTGCTGTAGCACCATCAGTACCCGATAGATACGCCAATCGCTGAAGGTGGTCAATGAAAATATACTCGGCATTGTACACAGAGATAGCATACTTACACTGCTTAAGTGTATCCTCTACAGGGTCTTGTGGGTTAATGTCGAAACTTACGAACCTCTCACCTGTTTCACCTAAGACTACCTTGATAGCCTCCTTGACTTGATCCTCACTTACACCGTTGAACTCAGCATCTTCCTTGGTCTTTACATTAGTACCAAGCTGATAGGTAGCCATAGCACGTCCTGTGACGCTCTTTACTTCTTCCATCATAAGTGCTGCTGTCACCTTGTCCTGCTTAACCGCTAGGAAGTGCATGAGCATACGTAGATAAGAGCTTTTGCCTGTACCCGGTGGTGCCTTAACCACTGTGATACCACCCTTGACTAACCCCTTACCAATCTTGTTGTAAGCCTCAATAGGGGTAGGTGTGTACTCATAGGGGTCTTCCCCATCAATAGCACTCATCCATGCATCTACACCTGCTGTAAAGCCCGCTGGTGAGTACTTACGTGCGCCCCACCACGCACTCTTGTATGCCTTTTGGTCACCAGCCTGTAGGAAGTCATTAGCGTCCTTGTGGTTACCGTGGTCCATCATGTAGACTTTAGTAGGGAACAAGTCGAACATAGTCTCAGCTACCTTAGCCCCTGCTGTGTCATTGTCCACACTCAAGATGATCTTCTCAAAGCTATCAAGCCAACCTTTGCACTTCTCCCACAGTTTGCCTGAAGGTGTAGCACTTGGCAGTGATACTACAGGGTTGGTGTAGGTAGACCCTTGTGAGAGCATCTGCCAAGCACTCATGGTGTCCACTTCACCCTCCGTGATAGTAACGATACGAGAGGCGTTTACGGGGAACAGGTTCATACCGAAGAGTTCATCACTACGTAGGTTGCTGGCACTAAAGTCCTTAGTCGAGATGTAACGTGTCTTAACGCCACCACTAGGGTAGACATAGTGTTGTTTATCCCCATCGGTCTTTACGTTGAACTTCTCCATAGTACTTGAGGTAATCCCTCGCATACCTACAAAAGTACCCTTATCTTCGGTAATGTTCTTAGGCGTGAAGTCTTGCACGTCTACTACACCACTAACGTCACTTGCATTAGTGTCAAAAGCTTTGTCAGTACTACCCAATGGTTTTCCTTTACCGTGTTCTGTTGCGCCATACATTTTTCCGTTGTACCTCCATGTCCTATAACCACATGAAAAACAACCCCCAACGCCTTTGTCCTCATCCCATGAGTAAGCATGCCAAGCATCACACTCTGGGTCTGGACAAGGGACTTTTACCCCTTTGTGGTTCTGTTCGTCAGGGCAGGGTAGGTGGATTGCTTCACTCATTTGCTATCCTTCTCCACAGGCCAATAGTATTTGCAGTCTAACCCCTCAGCGGCTGGACCTACGAACCAAGACTGCCTAAACTCACTAGGCTTTGTGCCGCTGTCAGGGTTTCGGTAACAACTGTCCTTTAGTGGACATGTCGAACTTTCGCACATACTTATATCAGGCATCTCCGTCTCCTTTAATAATCCAATCCCAGTCTTCCTGCACACACTCTTGTTCGTCAGGGCAGGGTAGGTGGATTGTTTCAGTCATGTTTTACCTTCGTTTATTTCTGCGGTAGGTGGCAAAGCTATTGCTTCTATGTTGCCAGCCTGCGCTGGTCGAAATCATAGATAGTTTTCCCTGCCAACCGTGACAAGGCCCTACTATCTTCAAATGCCTCGCGCTCTGTGCTGTATGGCCCGTGTATTTTTGAGAAATCACTACCATCATTTACAGTCTCAATATTTATCCAAAGCTCAATCATCTACTAGTCCTCAGTTAATTTGTGAGATTGCAAAGAGGATAAGGCCGAAACCTGCACCTACGATTGCGGCATGTATCCATGTGGGCATTTGTTCGGTCCTTGTTGTTTAAATATGTCATCAGTCACTCTCCGTCTCCTTTAATAATCCAGTCCCAGTCTTCCTGCACCCACTCTTGGTCTTCAAGCAGTGTTACTTTGTCACCGTATGTTTCTTTCATCTGGTTATAAACATGGGCGTTGTTCGTTTTTAATCCGTAGTTATCTACATAGCACTTATAGCAACTACCACTAGACCCCCAGAACCTCCAATAGTCTCCGTCAAACTCTGACTTAACTATACCGCTGTTGAGACGCCAAGAGTCACCTGTTAGGTAACTACCTGACCAACCTCCAAGTACACGGTAGTGCGGGTCGTACCCATCAATTCTAAGGATAACCCAGTTAGCTGGTGTGTAGTCACTCATCGGTAGCCTCCATTGCTGCTAGGGCGGCGCGGGTGTTCCATGCGCCAATAGCGTTATCTGGATATGCCGCTGTCGGGCCAAATGCATCGCAGGTGTTACATTCAGCGTATTTGACGCCAAATCCCGCCGTCACATCATCCGACCCACAAAACGGGCAGGGCTTTAGTGCTTCACTCATGGTCTGTTCCTTTCGGTGGCTTGCTGCACTAGGTCAGCGGGTGGGGTTAGGGCGCGGATAGTACCCACTATCGTTCATAACTACACCAAGTTATAATAACTACAAAAAGAAGACATACTTAAGTACATACTATAGTGTTTCTTAAGTATCTTACTTCTTAGTGGTTTGTTACTTGGTGTGTTTGTTTCCTTAAGTGGTATACCTTAGTATAAATCCTTTTTGCTTGTGTTTAACAAGGGCTTGTAACATTAAGTTACCAGATTTGGGTGCTTTATGTAGGTAGACACCGTTAGTGTTGCTTGGTTGTCACACTTTAGGTACACCTAACTTAAGTTTAATCTTACTTAAGCCAGCCTCTAGCAGTTGTTCTACCCTCTGTTGGGTAACCCCTATCTGGTCAGCTACCTCCTGTTGTGTCCACTCTTGTAGGTACACAGAAGTAATCACCTCATACTCTCGTGTAGTTAGGTTCTCCTCCATCAAAAACAAGAGGTGTTGTAGGTGGTCGTTGAACTCATAGTCAGCTACATGGTTAGTAGGGCCATTTGTGATCCCCTCCTCTAGCTGATCTACCCCCTCAGAGGCCATGAGAGCCTGTAGGAGAGGCCACTCTACGTGTTGGCTAGTGTCCCCCCGCTGGAGAGCAATACGAGCCTTACGAGTGTGTCCTGACGATGGTACATACACTGGTAGCTGCTCGAAGTTATAGAAGTCATTAAGTCGGGTACGCATAGCACCTGTGATTTTCTTCTCACAAGTAACCCCACCCTCCAAGAGGGAGTAACCTACAACTAGAGCTTCTTGCTTCAGGTCTTGGTACATCTGACCATTCTTGTATTTACTTGCTAGGTATTTTGCCTTGTTGTCGATGAACTCGTGTAAGTTAGTCGTGTTATTCTTGGTCA